CTCATACGATTGATCGAACTTCGTTGTTAACGTAATCCTCTAAATCGTTGAGGCGTTGTTGAGAAATAAGATTACAATAATCATGGATGATATCATTAACTAAAGTGTAATCTTCTTTAGCTAAGTATGCTAAATCCATTGCTAATTGTGATCTTGAATTGTACAACATAGTAGAACCTCATTTGTTTACATTGTTAATATAACATGGATCATAGTATAAGTCAATAGGTTGTTACACTATGAAATAATGATAGTAACTGTATTGTGTCTATATGTTAACATAGCGCTACAGATGAGCACACAATTTGATACATAAGCACAACTAATGTGCCGCTCGTGCTTCGCACTCGCTTAATCAGCGCCACTAATGCACACTTAGCACCGTGATGTACAGAAAAAAACCTCATTAAAGGGAGCGAGGCGCCTTGCGCCGAGCGGGATCTCAGCTTTTCAAGGGGGGCCTATGGGGGTTTTGAGAACCGTTCTCAATAAGTAATGCTCCATAATAACTTTGATAAGGCGGATGCTAGCTCTCTATAACTGCTAGCTACGTACACTTGTCCTAGAACTACACTAATCGTAGCAATACTCCAGAACACATAGTACCACATAGACTTAACCTGTTTAGGCTGGTGGGGGATAGTCATGTTAACGTATATATAATAGGTATATCCAAAGATTCGTTGAATCTTGGTGGTGGAATTGGGGATATAAGTATTAAGTAAGTATAAAGAGGAAGTGTTGTCTCGGAGAGACGACGACTTCCTCATAGGGGCTGGGTCCACCCTTCCCTTCCCCTGTATAGGTAAGGGGTTGGGTTAAACCCAGGTGGGGACAGTCTTTTTACCTACTGCTCCTCTAGCTTTACGTCTTTGGTCTAGATCCATTCCCAGCACTAAATGGTTAGCTGCTGATTGGGGATCATCTGCCCAAGAATCAAGGATGTCTTGCCAGTCTTCCATCTTACGTTGTTTAACTGTTTCGTAGGCGGAGATAGAGAGTGCATCTGTATAATACTTGACGCCTTGGGCCAAACAGTCCAATCTGTCATCGTGTTTAACAGCTCCTTTTTCTCTACACATCCTAGACATCTGATAGAACAACATATAGAGAAGGCGCTCTTCTGGAGCTGCCTCTTTGTTAGAATTGTAATCCCAATCAATAACCGACCTATTACATATAAGACGATGCTGATTAAGAACCGGCTCCAACGCATCAATGATTCTATCTTCTTTTCTGACATTAGCTCTTACTTCTTCTACATCTATAGCTTGTTTGGTCTGTTGTAAGTGTTTTTTAAAGAGCTCACAAACTATACCATCTCCAAAGTTAGTTTCTACTACGAGTTTAGTAACATTATACTTCTTACAGCCTCTTAAGATATCTAAGAGTGTCCTATCAGAGTATCCGTCTCTGTAAGCTCGCATTTCATGGAGATATAGGAATCCATTCTTTTGGGATAGGTAACAGGCAGCTGTTTCATCGGTGCCACGTCCAGAGGGATCCACGCTGCAAATTGTTTCGGTGTAAGGTCCCCATTCTCCCTGTAACTGCATTGGAGAGTAAAAATAGTCTCCAGGGAGTCCGACCGTCGGGAGGTCTTTGATAACGTTGGACGGGTCGGAGCACCATACGCATGCATCTGGAGCCATACTAGGGTTGACGCTAGTGACAACCATATCAGCCATCTTAAGAGGGAACTTTTCCGCATCACTTAAACTTGTGTCTAACATGAACTGGAGCATGAAGTTAGAACGTCCCATGGACGCTTCACGCTCTATTAAATCTTCATTATCGAATCTGTCTGGATCTGTACAGGCGCCAGTTTCAGCACCTGTATCGATATCTTCTTGTAGTTGTGGGGCTATTAATCCTTCATACTGTGAGAGGTTTGTTGGGTATCGTGCGGGCCAAACGAAGGGACGATACGAACGCTCTGCCAACTTACGATAAACAGTAAAAGTAGTCTGAGGAGTCCCGAGATACATAATACGGCTATCGTCTTTCGGCGTAAGGATGGATTCAGCCTCCGTACAGAGTTGAAGTAATTTTTCACGCATTAACTCCGTCATGGAGTTTCCAGGCACCTCTATGTCGTCCAAAATCATTAAATCTGCGCGACTTCCTGTTAGCTGACCAGTTATGCCCACCGACTTTACGGACGGGGCTTGGTGAGGTGAACAGTTTACGTCGAAGCTGATGCGACTCCAGCGAGAATCGTCTGATTTGGGTCTGAGATGTACTAGCCATGGGGTTTCAATAATAAGTTTCTGTAGGAAAATGGACATGTTATCTGCTCTCTCTTTAGAGGCAGAGATAATCATTATTTTCTTTTCGGGATCCTTAAATAGAGTCCAAAGAACAAACGCTCCAGTAATCCAAGATTTACCAACACCACGGAAGGCTTGGATCTGGAGACGCTTCGGACCATGCTGTAAGTAGTCAGCAATTGAGTACTGGGCACGAGTAGGACTAGGTAAGTCGAGCTGTTCCCATAAAGCCTGAAGGAAAAGTTTGAAGTCATCTTGTAGGGCGGTTATAATATCTGTCATAAGCGATCATTTAAAAGATCATTTAAGTCTATAGTAGGACCTTCAGGTTCAGGCTCACGTGGGGTTACATCAACCATCTTAGCCTTATCTCTAATTTCTTGTCTAGCTAATTCTTGCTCTACTTCCATCTGTTCCATTCTTTTAATGAAATCAGACATATCTATTTTATGTTTGACTTGTGTAACAGGAGCAGGTTGGCCTGGTTTAAATTCTCTTAGTCTTCTAGCAAAGTCAGCTAATTCTGGATTAGAACCAAGAACTTCTCCTGATGCAGATGCTACTATTGCTCTTTGTTGTGGAGTCCAATCTTCTGGAGAAGTAGCATCCATTGCTCTACGGACTTGCTCATTTGATTGGAATTCTTTGAGTTGTTTTTCGTTCAATTCAATTTCTTTCTTTTTAGCTTTTAATCTTTCAGTTAATTCTTTTTTTAGAGCTTGATAAGGTTTATCAGCTTCTTTATAACCTTTGGATCCTTTTGGAAAATCACCTCTAGCATTATGAAGTTGAATTAATTTAACTCTAGCATCAATTGGTATCATTTCCCATGCATCTTGCCATAGATTCATCTGGGTTCTCATTGGAACACCAACTTCTTGAATAG